AATCGCGAGCGGTAGCGGGACGTCGCCGATTAACGCCGACCACCAAGAGGCAGACCCATACGAGACGCCTCGGCACGAGTAAGAGCACCTGCATTATTAGCGGCGATTTGTGCCGAACGGGTTGGGTTGGCCAAATATCCATTGGAGTTCATTCTGTAACCATTCGACATATAAGTAGATTTCGCGGATGGGCGACTACCTCCAAAAGAGAAATTCACGGTTCCGGTAACAGAACCAGACACGTGAACCTTCGCGTCGGTCTCGTCGAGAGCAGGAGTAGAGAAAGCGGAGTTCAAAGGCATTTTATGATATAACATAAGAAATTTTTTTTATATTATTTTTACGTGATTGTCTCGCCAAAAAATTGAAATCTTATTTTTAACTTCGGCAATGTCAATAAATACCATACAGACACCCACAACCGTAAATGAATCTCTTCATTCTCTCGCTCAACCCCGCTAAAATTGCAGAATATATGATGGACAAACATATCGCTAAAATTATCCTAGAGGCTGTTCAAATGTTATGCACGACCAAACGCCTCCTTAGCGTCGCTACCGCTACCGACTGCGACCCGTGCGTCTATAAAATCGCACACAAGAACCACCCTGTTACGATATGGTGCCGTGCTTCTCAAGCCAACTTCGTATGGACGCTCGACCTTATTGACGCAATGCATACAGAGTGGAAATATAGATACGGGCATTCCGCCTGCAAGGAGCATAAATCATACAGCGTAGCACAGTATTTACGCCGAAATATTCCACCTCCACACGCGTTCGAACGCGTGAAGACCCCGGGTGTAATGACCCCTTTCGCTCTTGCAATGCCAGATGAGTTCAAAATCCGTGCCACCGCCACCGACATCACTCACGCTACTGGAACTAGTCACGGCGAAGACATTTACGATGCAGTTGCATCCTACCGGAGTTATTATTTGTCCGCCCCGAAACGCCGGATTGCAAAATGGGCGAAACTGCGTGAGATGCCTGTGTGGTATATGCGTGGCTTGCGGAAAGTGGAGGGGCGTGGGCCTCGTAAATTAGTAGTTGTAAAAAACATAAACAGGCAGTGATAGAATTAGGTAAGAACATTCCATTCCATTCCATTCCATTATGGCAATTCTCATTTGCGGAGCTTCTAGCATAATCGGTCGCGACCTTTGTGAATTACTTGACCGAGAGAATACGCGATATGATGGGACATATTATAAGTGTAATGATGCTTCATTCTGCTACCGAGAGAATATGTTTCGTGTAGATTTCACGAAACCGGATGAAGTCCGTGGATTTTTTTTAGAGAATAAAGAACGTTGGCGGGTTTGTGTATTTCTTGTTGCCGAGAGAAACATCGAATTGTGCGAAAGGGATTGGTCACTTGCATTACAGATAAATGTAGAAGCAGTAGACACGATGTCGTCGCTTTGTGCTGCAGAAGGAATTTATTTTATTCATCTATCCACCGATTCGGTGTTTGATGGGTGTTCACAACCAAATTTTCCGAATTCACCAGTAAATCCAGTTCATAATTATGGAATGAGCAAATTATTGTCGGAGTATCGGGTTCAACGAAATTATACAGAGCCAATTACGCTTGCTTCGTGTCTCTCGACGCTTGGACGCGTGACTATGCCGAACTATTGTATTATACGCACACCAGAAGTATATACCAACGCGGAATGTCACTCTCATACCATAGTTACTGAATTGGCAAGAAACGTGATGGATATGCGAAAGACGGCGACGACGGCGACGACGGTGGCGGCGGCGACTACTATAGCTGTTGATGATTATGAAATCCATCGACCTGTATTCACTCAGGATTTATGTATTTTTATTCGTGTCGTTGCAACGGTAGCATTAGAAACGTTAACAAGTCCGAGCACGATTCAGAGTAGTAGTGGTGCGATTATACCCAAATTCACCGGTATATATCATTTCTATAACCCAGATAACCGTTTTACGAAATATGAAATGACAAAGACGATAGCAGAGTACATGGGAGTGAAGCATTTTCATATCGTTCCTCATCCGCGTTCGCGTTCGCGTTCACGTTCCGGTGAGCGTATGGGTTCAGCGACCCTACGGCGACCACACGACACCCAACTCATCGAAACACGATATAATATACGAAATTATTTCACACATACATTTGCCGAAACAATCCCGCATATATTCTCTCGATACAAACATCCGAAGATTCGCGGTGGCGGTGGCGGTGGCGGCGGCGGCGACCGGTTTTTGCTTATCTTTAATCTCGATGGAACACTTGTTCATACGTCTTATGCACACTATCGCAGTTATGTCGATGTATTCCGGAATCGTGGACTTCAGTTTATGTCGTATTCGCAGTGGAATACTTACAATACATACAAGAAGATTCATACTTTTTTAGAAGAGGTCGCTGCCGAACTGGCAGGACACGACTGTATCCACACTGAGAGAATTCTCTCGGAGATTCGAAGTGAAAAGTTGGAAGCATTCCGAACTTATGCTTTATTATATGTTACACCCACGACCCACGCACTTGAATTTCTGAATGAATTACCAGATAGACCGGAAATAAATGCAGTCATTTACTCGGATTGTTGTCAAGAAACCAAGAATATTATTTGCTCGGTCATTCCAGAACTACGAAACATAAAGAACTGGTCGTCGAGTGTAGAGGAAGCGAAAGAACTATATTATAATAAGGAGGAATATGTAATAGGATTTGAAAATACTGCTGTAGGGTATGTCCGTATGCATGCAATTACACCTATCGTATATTTACATATCAATGAAACGGAATCATCATCTACTTCAGAAACTTGTATCCATTGTCCATGGTATACAAAAACCAATGCTTTTCTTTTTGATGATTATCGTGTGATATAACCGGCAGTCGGCGGTCGGCGGTCGGCAGTCGGCGGTCGTTTGATATCGAGAGTTTATTTCGTCATTATAATGTAAAATACAATGAAGAAAATAGAAATACAGGGAAAACGAAACCAAGATAAGATGAAGCAGATGGACGACCCGACGGCTGTCATTGAGAAAGTGCCAAAGAAAAAGTGTATTCCGGACGCGTTCTATACAGAAGACCAATCTCTCGCGTTAATGATATTAAAAGAATACAATGTTGCAGCTATCACGCCTCCAGAAATCGCCACCGCTCCCGTGATGTCACACATTATCCGAGAGATTGATGCCAAGCGGAAGGCGTATATCTATCAAGACAAACAACATAATATTTACGACCCGCGTTATTCCATAACGACCGACCGAATCGTGGAATTGTTGGTCAACGCCGGACTTTTATGCCATTATTGTCGAGAGATTTGTCAAGTCGCGTATAAAGAGGCAATGTGTAGGCGACAATGGACGCTCGACCGGATTGATAATAACTACGGACATAATGATACGAATGTAGTTATTGCTTGCTTGGAATGTAATTTGAAGCGCGGGACGATGGATTTCGAGAGATTTAAGTTGGGGAAGCAATTCACTTTTCGGAAGGTGGAGTGATAACCTTCATTCATCCACATAACGAATTCGTTTTTGAACATACATACTCACGAATACAACTTACTGTCCTCCACATTCCGAGTAACCTCTTTAATAAATTTATCTGCATCTAAGAGTTCGTTGATATTCTCTGCCCATGTGCGTCGATACCGAAACAGAAACCCGACAAACCCCGCCATCGTAATGGTTTTCTTCTGGATGTGTTCGTAAAACCGGTCAAAGTCGCGGTCGATTTCCTCCGCGGTCATCTCCTCCTTCTTCATCATATCGCGAAACAGATGTTTGATGTCGACCTTCTTCGGGTAGTTCATATGCATAATCATATCTGTTCGCCCCTGACGCAGTAATGCATGGTCTAGATTCTCCGGATGGTTCGTTGTAATGAATGAAATCAGACCCTTCTTTGAAAAAACACCATCAAGTAAGTTTAACAGGTGACTGAATGTGAACTGGCTCTTGTTTTCGGTGGAACTCGTGCGTTTCTCGAACAGACAGTCGATATCCTCAAAGAGCAAGACCGACTTCGGCGGAATATCACGAAACGCCGCGAGAGCCGTATTATTATCCACGTCGTGATTAATCGAGAAGATACAAAGGCTATAACCAATCTCTCGACACATCGCCTTGATAATACTTGTTTTACCACTGCCGGGAATACCTGTGAGGAGGTAATTCTTCTTATACGGAATTCCGAACTCGTCGTATTCCTTCTCCTTTTTTAAGAATTCAGTGATGTCTGTGCGTAGTTTAATTTTCAGTTTCTCATCGAAATAAACCGTATCGAGGGTGCGCGACGGAATTTTATTATAACGCATCCACTCACCGTATTTTGACATCACGAATACGTGAAGCTTCGATTCGTCTTGTTCGTTATTTTCAAGGAAGTTGTCGCTTTCGCGGTAAAAATGGTGGAAAATTTCCGGAGAATCTGTGCGAATTGTCATTGTTTCGAATCTCTCAGCACCGTCGTGTGTTCCCACCGTCTTATCTTCTTGGCTGTATGACATTAGGAATTCTGCTGTTTTCTCTGGTTCGGTCTTTGTTGCAGGAACTGTATACGTATACTTGTAGTCGCCATACCCCATTTGTGCATAACAATAATCATCCTTGTCATATCTATAGGGTCGACGACGGAGTTTAATTGGGATTGGAGACGCTGATGACGATGACGATAAATAAACCAAATTGTTTATCGTATGATACACATACAGTAACATTTGGTTGATGATGCTCGAGTTTTCAGTATAATATTCATATTGTCCTGCGGGCATTTTCTTCAAATCAATGACGATTTTTGTTGGTGGAATCATAGTTCCAGCATCACTGTCCGTGTCGCTTGACTCGTGGGTTTTAAGCATCGAGTTTGCTAACTGATATTGTTTTTGACACGAGTCAGGAGAAGTTGAATCTGCACGTTCGAGCGACATTTTTGTCTACGCTGGCGGTGGTTACTTATATATACAAATGAAATGTGTTTATATCACATATAAACCGAATGAAATCGGGCATAAACCGAATGAAATCGGGCATAAACCGAATGAAATCGGTTTAAATACTAACCTTATATGTTTATTACACGACTTTATTAGACATATCCGAATGTTGGCTTGTCAGCACCTTCCCAAAGATACAGTTCCACCGTATATCGCCCACGGAACCAGTATTTATAATACACAAAACGACCTCCTTCTTCACAAAGTCCTCCGGTTTTACCACGAAAACGGTGGTGAGAATATGGAAAAAATGCTCGCCGTCATCAACGGAACCACGAATATCTCCCTCCGTATTATGGACTGGTTTGTCACGAATTATTCGAAGAAGCATTATACGGTATATGACCTCGAAGGCAGTGGAACACCTCCCAAACGGTTCAAGGTATATGTCGATTATAAGTTGAAGCTTCGTGCATATTCGAAGAAACGG